GGTAACATTAGTTTCAATACCATCATCAGTAAGAACTTTACATGCAGATAACCCATCTTTAGTGAGAGGCAATTTGATAGTAACATTTTGTCCAACCTCAATATATTGTTGGGCATTACGAATCATTTCTACATCAGTATCACCATCAACTTCAGCAGAAATACTTTCAAACTGAAATTCAGAAGCAAGTGTCTTAATAAAATCAAGGTAGTTTACACCAGACTTACGAACTAGTGTAGGATTTGTAGTGATACCATCGACTAGACCAGTCTCATAGCGTTCAGAAATTGCTTCGTAGTCAGCAGTGTCTAGAAAGATTTTCATTTAATTTTCTCCAGTCTGGTAAATTGCTCGTTAAGATTATAGTATAATTTATGGTTTTCTGTCAATACATAATAACCAACTATAGATGATCCATTACATTCAAATCCATACCCTTTTACGGTTTCTTCTTTATCGTCAATGCGAAATTTTTTGTCTCCGTTAAGATACGAGTGGTATCTTTCATCTAAGTTAATCATAGTTAGTTACCTTTCTTCAAAATTAAGTTTTTTAATTTTTCTTTTGCGTCTGCTTTCTTGATACAAAAGATCTTCCTCACTAAAGATTGAGTGAGATTTCTTGTTTTTCTGAGGTATCCCGCTCACTACCTCCACTAATGATAAGTTGTTCCCGCTTATACTTGTACCACGGATGCTCGTACAATTGTGGCACCGGCAACTTCTCGTTTTTGTTGGATGACTCTCCAATTGCATCCCGCAATTCTTGCATCTGATTACTAACATTTTCTATCATAGCTCTTAGATAAGCTAGTTCTAGGTGAATTTCGTGTAGATTGTCTTTGATTTTTTCTTTGTTCATAGTATAAATGATACTAATGCTCGAAGAGGGATTTGAACCCCCGACACCCTCCGTGTAAAGGAGACACTCTACCACTGAGTTATTCGAGCGACTCCTCCACCTGGACTCGAACCAGGGACAGGGTGATTAACAGTCACCTGCTCTACCAACTGAGCTATAGAGGATTGAACGACTCAGGTTGGGGTCGAACCAACGACCGACTGCTTAGAAGGCAGTTGCTCTATCCACTGAGCTACTGAGTCTTAAGTTCTTTATTGAGTTTAAAGTAAAGTTTGTAATACCTTTTCTTTATCTCATTAATGGTTTCCATATCTTCCTGGAAACCCATGAACTTAAGGAGTTGTGAAGACCCTTCAAGTTCACTGATCAATCTTAACACATTAACAGGGTGTCTGTCAAGTCCCCCAAATTCATATTGTGAAAGATTAGATTTCATATGTAATACGCTTCAAAGTATTTTACAATACCATCGCATCTAACATTTCCTTGAGAAACCCAATCATGAGCACATCCCGTGATTGATTCCATACTATATATTGGTTCACCATTGGTGTCAAGTTGAGATCCAAAACGAGAGAGAAGAATAGAATAAGCTTGTTGTCTTGTCTTTAATTTTTCGTCGCTGTAACGCCAGTCGTTAATCATACCAATACCATTTTTTTAGTGTAATCATATGAATAAGTTTCTCTATAACCTTTAACACCCCAACCCAACCAGTAATAAGCAGGTTTCATATAATACGAAATACTTTGATCATGTCCTTCAAATATAGGAAGAGCACGTTGAAAGATAGGTTCGTTAATCATCCACCGAGTTTGACCTTCCAAACTACTAGGGTCACAAACATACTTAGCACAGAAGTTTCCAAGACCTTTGTACCGACCGATAGAAGTCCATTGGATCAAACCATACCCACCAACCTTACATTCGGTATAGGAGACACGAGCACCACCTTCACAGATGTTGGAGATGAACTTACTCTCTTGCTTTATGTTACCCATGATCGTAGCAAGAGCATTACGATCAGTAATTCTTGTGTGTTCTTGTAGTTGTCCAAGAACATACTTCTCTTCTGGTGTGCAATCAGGACACGTCCAAACAGGTTTTTGTACAACCTCTGGAATTTCAATTGGTTCTGATTGAGTTGTCGGAACATCTTTTTCTGCATTAGGTGTAATTGCAACTGATGCAGCAAGAATGCTCATTCCTAAAATTGTTTTAATCATAATCCTCATAAAATTGTATCCTCAAGGAGGAACCTCCCTTATTCGGGTTGTTTACATTGTAGCATATATTCTACAGTATCTGCAACGTCATTCATAGCATCCCTCAGAAACGGTCTTTGACCAGATTCTTGTCTCATAGCTTCACTATCATCACATAGTGACCATCTCCATTGACGTTGAGATTGAGAATACCACAGATTGATTTTCATTTGAAATCAGTCGAAGGACACGGAAAGGGTGGGATTTGAACCCACGGATGCTTTCACATCGCTGGTTTTCAAGACCAGTGCCATAAACCACTCGACCACCTTTCCAATGAGTGGACCTCCATATTATAGGAGGTCTGGGTCAGAATGTCAAGAGACGTGGATTTTTCCCACCATACCAGCACCCTGGTGTGGACCACAGAAGAAATCATAATCTCCAGCGTCAGCAAAAGTAATATCTTGTGACTCGCCAGGACTAAACATCAATGATTCTCTTGAGAGATCAGCACGACCTTCAACAATAATATTATGTGGAGGTAACATACCATTCACAAAATGAACAGTATCTCCTGCTGAAATTGTAATGTCATTTGGTTCAAAAATTAAATTACCATTTGATCCCATTGTAACATCAACTGCCCATGCTGGAGCAGCAAGAAAAAGTGTAGCAAGTAGTGTAAAAAAGAACTTCATAAAGGTAGTTGTACAACTACATTATGTATCAGTATCACTCTAAATATTTTTCAATTACTTCTAATTGGTCATGAAAATGAGATATTTTATCAATCTCCGATTCTACTGCAGACATTATATCTGAATGCTCACCAATACCTACCGCATTGTGCATATAAATTTCAATATTTACTTTATGTTTTTCGATATTACCCAAAGCATTTGCTTTAAGTGCTTTTAAAATTCTTTGTTTCATGGGATAATTAGTATAATTTTAATTTTATTCAACGAGTGTCCCGTGGGATCTACGAATGACACGAAGTGCTTCGAGATTCATATCCTTGGTGCCACCATCATATGCATGAGCATAACCTTCTTCAATCATTTGTTCGTTAAGGGACACACTGTCGTCCCCAATGTAAAGCCAACCAAGAAGACGCCCATATTTACCGACGCCACCAACAAGTTCAGTCCTAACAGACAACTCATCATCACCAGCCAAAGTACCTTCGAGTTTTTCTTTGAGCCAGTTTGTTGCGTCGATTCCAAGAGCCTTCTCCTCTAAGTTTTTCGTTCTTTTTTCTGGCGTATCAACTCCAGCAACTCTAACTCGTTCTTTCTTGTATAAATCAAATCCAAGATCAATAGTGACATCGATAGTATCACCATCAAGAACTCTGTTAATTTCAGTCACTCGGAAGTTGTAACAACTCTTCCTGCTCGGGGGTGTCATTGCTCCCATGTTTGATCTCCTTTTCATCAATACCTAGTATATAGTAGATGGTATAACACGCCATACAGAGAGAAAGAAAAACCATAAAAATAACCGACCACACAGGATCGTTTACATTAGTATGTGGGTGTAATAATAAATTCATAGATAATTAAATTTAAAATCTAATACACCTTTATATAGTTCGTTCTTTAAATGAATAAGATGTTCTTGTTCAAATGGATGACCTCCAGGCCAAGTCTCTAATCTTTTACTCACACAAACATATAGAAGATGTACATCTTCTATAGTAAAATCATATGAATAATTCTTACCTGATTCTTCATCGTCGGTCATGGATTCTTAGGGTCTATTCCTAGACTGTTTAGGTACTCTTTCCACCAATCTGGATCTCTACAGATTTTCCAATCTGGTACAGGTTTTCCATTTTCAATTGTATAATATTTATATAAAGCATCATCTATAATCCGTGCGATCTCCATATTCCTCTTCCTCTTCGTCAACATCTGCATACGGATTTGCCACAAAGGGTCCTCGTTTTCGTAAAGGTTCTTTTCTGACATAATCGGTTTCTGAATTTACAGCAGATACCCAAACAGCAAGTTTCATTACTATAAAAATTAAAACCAGCGGTGTAAAACAACCGATTAAAATTACTGGATTCATTTATGTTTCCTCGTAAAAGGTTCCCAGTGTTCCCATTTATATTTATGTACAAGATCCATTCCTATGATAGGAACGACTATTAAGATCATTGATAGGAGTCCCAAAGACCAGGGAGTCTCCATAACATATCGAACAACCATTAGGACATGTGTCATTTTCCTCTATAGCGAATGGGCCATGTTAATTCCATACCAAAAACAAGCAATGTTATGAAAGCAAATACAAATACAGTACTCATAGTTCTATAATCGATAAGAAAAAAAGAATTACTCCCAAGGAGCAAACCAATCCAATTAAAATAAATGGAATGGTGTCAACTAGGGTATCCATTTGTTAGTCCCCAAATAATTAATACTGAGATTGAAAAAAATAAAATTGTTGCCGAAATGATTATATGGTTCATCGATTTTTCCAGAGGTCTAAAAAATAACGATCAACTTCATACAAATCGCCACGAGGTGGTTGATCTTCAATCCTGGACCATTCATTGCAGAGTGATCTCATTTCTGGTGTTATACCATGAGGCAAAAACATTCTACCAAATGATGACATGGCAAACGCAAATCTCATTCTAATGCGCTGTTCCATTTCCTGAGTAGGCGTCGGTTTCATAATAGTTATTCTCACCCTTTCTGTGCCCGAAATATGCGGTGGCACATATAAAGGGTAGTGATCCGAAAAGTAGGACATGTGCTAAAGTCATTTGGTTTACCAATCTCTATAAATCCAACCGTAGTCTTGAGGATAAATTACATAATCATTTTTGGTAGTGGAAGGTCTATATCCCATTGAGATAGCATCGAAGATTGTGCGGCATGCATCGACTGCATACTTTCCACCAGTAACCACAAGACCGTATCCATTGTCCAAACTAGACATACCACCAGCAGTGCCACAGTCAATATACGCGATGCCCAATTTTGTAAGACGCTCGGATCTTTTCCAACTGTCCTTAAAACTGCTATTGCCATGATCAATAATAATATCTCCATCACTAAGTAATGGTAATAACTCATCGATAGTTTCCTCTACTAATTCTGCGGGGATAGCAAGTTGAAAGATACCTGATTGTTCTGTATAGATTGTTTCCCCAGACTTCTCTCCATATACACATGTACTTGTTTTTACTACTTGAACAAGAGTTTCAATAGAAGTGGTACATCCACTGACATAACCCTTTTCAAATTGTTTTTGAGATTTATCATAGTTCCTCCTATAACCATGAACTTCTATACCTGATTTCATCATACGGCGAGAAATACTCTCACCCATACGACCTAGACCAATAATACCAACTTTCATAAATTTAAATTACAATTTTTAACCACGGAAGTAGTGGAGGAATTACTCCAATTAATCGGAGAAGGCCCTCAGCAAATAAAGCAAGAACAGTCCAACCAACCAGCATAGAAATAATCCCTGCATTGCGGTTGTGGCGTCGGATTGCATCATCGATCATCTCCTGACATTTCTCTTCCGTTAAATAGTGAGCGGGTTTAATTTCTTCCATCCTCATTATACCAGAAATCCTCCCAGTCTGCAGACGAATTTGTAACATCTTGGATGTTTGTGTTAATCCCTGAACTCTTTAGAAAATTCAAGAATGTCATTAAGAGCTTGATCATAACCAAATTTTTGTTGAATAGTAAGATTTGTTCTGAAAGTGTTTTCTGTTAGCCCTGTTTTCCACCTGTAAAGTCTTGACAATAGGTCAATTTTGGTCACGTAATTCTTAGCCATCATAACCCATATTTTCAAGCTATTTAGATATCACCATAATATTTTAATGTTGAAATGTGAGAGTATCTAAATAATAGCAGCCCAAACTATGAGCGTTATGAATAAAATTGTTCCACTCGTAATGTTATTGATGACAACATCAGCAGTACATGCTGGTGGTTTAGTATCTAAGCATGCTTCTAGTGTTCAATTATCTGTAGATGCCGCTAGATCACAAGCAACAAGAATTGGTTCGTCATTTAGTATCTCTGGTTCTAACATAGATACTACGGACGGCAACACAGCAGGCACAGTATCTGCTGGCACGATTACGTCTGGAGTATATGCTCCAGGTACTATTGCTGCTACTCAAGACACGGCAGGTTCTGCTTTCTCATTCAGTCAGTCCTATACACAAGCTGATGCAGTACCAACTTCCGCAGCAACTGTAGGTGCTATTCAGAACTTCGGTTCAATGACATCATACACAGCTGGAACTGCTGGAACTCTTGCTGGAACTGTCACCTCTGCTGGAGTCCTCACCATCACCGCCGGCGGGGCTGGAACCAGTGGAATCGGACAGTTTGTAAGTGAGATCACCGTAATTGACTGAAGGTTATCGTAATGACCCATTCTGGAAAGATAATTTGGTGTACTGTGACGAGTGCGGCGGCAATCCTAAGCTCATGTGTCACAGTCCTGGCAGTCCCCGTTGTCCCAAACTTCACCCAGGGAAGCATGACCAGCCACACAGAGACAACACAAAAAATAACTGAAACAATTAATTCAATGGATTATAACACTGGATATCAGTATTCTGCTACTGGTAGTGGTGTTTCAGCAAATGGAAATCTGTCTCCAGGGACAGGAACAAACAATGTAACTATTGATGGAGTGACATCGACATGGACAGGAATCAGCAACAAGCCCCAATTCACACAAACAATACCAGGAGGAGCATTTCAGTTTACAGAAACTTATTCTGGTCCAGGGCTAAGCAACCACACAATTATAGAACGAGTAACCGACGTGACTTCAATAACAGACACTACAAGTATATTCTCGCAATAGGATTAAGTGTATTATTTCCATCTCAAGCATATGCTGAGACTGTGGGTGGTGTTAGCGCCACAGCTGCTCCTGTTGCTAATTCTTCAGGTTCTGTTACTAATCAGGCAATACAAGTATTACAAGGTCCATACATCACAAACACTTACGGCGGTGGGATCCAGTGTCAGGGACCTACTATGAATGTTACGCCATATGTAACTGGTTCCCTTTCTCAACAGCATCCATTCCAAGATGAATATTTTGATAATGTATATGACATGAGAGATATGGATGAAGACGGCGCACCTGATAATCCAGGATCTGTGCTATACCAAGTTCCAGTTAGAACTGGTCAAAAGAACAATACTAATTTATCACTAGGATTTTCTGCAACATGGTCTAGACCACTAGACAGTAAACTACAAGATCAATGTAAAGAAGCGGCCGCATCTCAAATTGAATTAACTCAACAGTTAACTGCCAATAAAAGATTGGATTTTGAGATAGCTCGTCTTAAGAATTGTGGAGAATTGATGTTGAAAGGAATTCAATTCCACCCCAAGAGTCCTTACTATAAAGTCTGTGCTGATGTGTTGGTAAACAATCCACCAGGACATAAACATCCACACGTTCATGCTATTCCTTCCGTTTCTTCTTCCTTGGAAAAACAGAGCGCAGTACCTTCACAGCGTGATTCATCTGACGTTGTTCAGAACGGCGTTGCCCGACAGATTGGACAGGGGGAGTCTTACCCCTTAAGGTCGAAATCTTCTTCATCACCTTCTTTACAGCAGGTTTCACCGCTTTTAACAAAAGATCAGCTAAAGGTTTTGCAAGCAGTGCCGAAGCAGTAGCAATAACAGCAACACCACCTACTTGGACTACCTGGCCGCCGCTGGGTAGTCCTTCTATTATTTGTACTTGTATAGGAACTGGTTCTGTATCTTGAATACATTCATTCCCAAGTAATCTATACCCAATAACTTTTTCTCTGAACCCGTTGACAAATGTTCCAACGGGTTCTTTTGCTTGTTGTGCTTCTGTTGGACAATCTATCTTTGCAGTTTTAGCTGGGGGAGGTTTTATTTCTGGAGTCTCTGGTAATTCTGGAGTCTCTGGAGATTTTACAGGAGGAACTTCTGCTTCTTTTGTATAAGTTAAATTCTCTGGTTCAAACGAAAGAGCATTGAAACTAGGAACACCTGCATCACAATATGTTTTTACACCTTTAGGATCATCTGCAGATAATATTCCACTTTTTTGTTTATTAGTATTCTGTTCATGAGCTTCTACACACCCAGGCATATCAATAACTGGAATACCTATATTAACAACAACAGGAGAAACGATAGATGAAGTTACGGGTGGTGTATTCATCACATCAGATACCCTTATATCTCGGATATTTAAATTTGTAATTCTAATTTCAGGAATATCAGCCATATCTAACAATCATTGAATACTTGACCAACTTGAGAACCTAATGATGATCCTGCTCTTTGACCTAACAATAATGCCCAACCACCTGCTAACCAACCCACATAGGGGATGCTAGCGACCGCTGGGACTGCGATACCAGCAGCTATAGCACTACCTGCCATCGCACCTTGAGATCGTGCTCCAGCGTCCGCCGCTATACACTCGGCGCTTAGGGCATTTTGCTTTCCCTCCTCATCTATTGCACCTCCAATGTTTCGTGTACCATCCATCGTAAATTGATCACGACGATATTCACTACGTTTTTCAGAACCACCACCAAATAATCCTCTCCGTGCTTTGTCAAGATGTAAAGATCTTTCTGATTCTAAAATAGCAGGATCGTTTGCCCTATATTCAATTTCATATCCTTCTTTACCTGCTTTAATAGTATAAGAAGAGTAATCACCACGAGGAATATTAATCATGGGAACTTCTTTTACTGTAGGAGTATTATCTCTCAGAACATAACCAAGAAGTCCAATGTGAGAGATACCAACAACAGTACCTAAAGCAATTACAGTAATTTTAAACGGAGAGAAATTATTCATGGCATTTTAATAGGAAGTCCAGTCATACCACCAGTAGGAATTGCACCACCAGTCATCTCAGGAACTCCTGGAATAGCAGCATCTACCATACCAGGAAGTGCTTCTGTAATTGCTTCAGTGATAGCAGCAGTTACTCTCTCCCTTGATTGCTCGATTAATGTATCCTTTTGAACGTAAAGATAAACACCACCCCCTAAGACAGCTAAAGAAACTAAACCAGATAACAACGCGACACCATTAATCAATTTTTGCATCTTTCTTCTCCAATGTAGGTGCTTGCTTTGAATCATCCTTCTTCTTAGAAGGCATGACACCAAAAGTAGCTAGCGTTCCAGTGAACACACTAGCAATAAAAGTTGGATCGATATTTTTTTGAGGAACACCAGGAACAGTTACATAATTAAGAGTCAGAATTGCTGCTGACCATCCAAGAATAATAACTCGAACGAGAGTTGATACACCCTCATCCGCCCATTCAAATTTGTTTTCCTTTTTAGATTCCTCTTTCTTTGGATTATCCATAAGTAAAGAGTTAGGCAACTCTATTTATTAAAAAGACTAATAAAATATTCAGCGTCTACTACAACTAATGGTTTCTTATGATTTTTTTTCATCACAACAAGAGGTTCATACTTACCACCATTAGCTTTTGCTTGTTCATAAGCTTCCCATACATTTAATTTTTCTACATTCTTACACTCAATACTATGTGGAAACCTTTCTCTAGCAGCACGTGCCATAATTAGATCTTCACCTCCAGCACCCATAGATCTAGATTCAATATCTTCAGGATGAATATCTAATCTTTCAATTAATTGTTCTCTAACCCACTTCTGCAGATTCCTTCCTTTCGCCTTCGCACTCTGAGGTTTCATATTATAGCTTTAAATTTAAGCTATATAGTTCCTCTGAACCCTAGCAGAGTTATTATACTGATAATCAACAGATGTGTCAATCCCTTTGGCGCCAGTCATCTGTTTTTTCCTGATGAAACCATTCAACTATTTCATCTATACTGCCGAACCCTGATCTGTGATTGGATGGATCGGGATCGCCAATATCCATCCTATTCATAAAATCATCTAAGCCACCTTCAGGCGCGTCTGGAGCGGTTGCTTTTCTTCTAGCCATACGTAACATGGCTTCAGCTGATTTATTAGACTTAGATAATTTCTGAGCCCAGATCATGTCTTCAATCTTTACCTCTTCGTTGTTAGCAATTTTCTTGCAGATAAATTCCATCCGCAAACGATATTGGGTTGACAACATAAAATTTTTTTCTACCAATAGTATTTAGATACAAAAAAAGGAGCCTTAAGGCTCCTCAATCCCATGGATCACGTATTTGTATTTTATTGCCTGTAGTTGGAATGCCTTTGCCAGACTTGACGGACCCCTTGAGAGGAGATCTCTCTCCTCCTGATTGGGTAGATTTGTCTGTAAGAGGTTTTCCCTCCAACCAGGCAAAGAGTAATTCGTCACAACTGGAAACCAGCGAACGTATCTTTTTGAACATCCTGCTTAATACCTCCAATAACATAGGATTCAATCTCAGTTTCCTGAGGAGCATTCTGCATCATCTTAGAGTTTAACCAATGTTGAGTCCAAGGTAATGGATTATTTGACATAGGAGTATCAAAGATTGGTTTGAAACCAATTGATTTCATACGACGATTAGCAATGTATTCAACATATGAGTCAAGTAGTTTAGCATTCAACCCGATCATAGATCCATCTTTGAATAGATATTCTGCCCACTCTTTCTCTTCCTCTACACAATCTCTAAACATTTGATATACATTCTCCTGTTCCTCTTCCATAATATCTAGCATTTCTGGATCATCTCCATTCGCCCAGTTCTTAAGAATGTTCTGAGTGATTACTAGATGTTGACTTTCGTCACGAGCAATCAATGAAATAATCTTTGCAGACCCTTCCATGAGTTTTAATTCACCAAAAGCAAATGTACATGCAAATGAAACATAGAAACGAATACCCTCAAGGATATTGACGTTCATTACTGCGCGATATAATTTACGCTTAAGTTCTTTTGTTTCCCACTTAGATGTTGGAGAATCTTTCCAATCTTGTCTCCACATATTACCTGTATCATATAAGTGAGCGAAACTAATCAACTCATCATATGCTTTAGTTACAGTTGTTGCACGACTTAGAATCTTTTTATCGTCAAGAATAGTATCAAATACTTCTGTAGGATCTGAATATACATTCTTAATGATGTACGTATAAGAGCGACTATGAATCATCTCCATGGTCTCCCAGATAGTCATACATGCCTCAAGCTCGGGTAGTGAACAATAAGGTATAAAAGCCATCCCAGGACCGCGCCCTTGTACAGAATCCAGCATGATCTGGTATTTAAGATTGCTGGTAAAAATGTGCTTTTGTTCTGGGCGTAGTGTCTGATAGTCCGCACGATCTTTTTGCAATGAAACTTCTTCTGGTCTCCAGAAGTAACCCAACTGTTGTTGAGTCAACTTATCAAAAATTGGATACTTATAAGTATCATATCTTTGAACCCCCAAAGGGGCTCCAAAGAACATTGGTTGTTTTTTAAGATCAGTTTTATTAGAATTAAAAACTGTCATTCCCTCTATAGTTTTTTTAGTATCCGACATAAACTCCATGTAATTCTCCTTAGATCTTGCAAGACTCACAGTCTTCTTCCTCCACTTGTGATAGTTGGTTGATTAAATTATCTACATCTGGTACATTATCCTTCCACCCCAGAGAGTGAGCAGGATCATCTACATCTTTTTTTGCATCATATGTGTTTTGATAGTAAGAGGTTTTCCACCCAAATTTATATGTGGTTAAAAGATCTTGAGCCATAGAAGAAACTGGAACTTCATTATCTGGATAGTTTTCAGGGTTATAACTCCAGTTACCAGAAATTGCTTGGTCAAAGAATTTCTGCATCACGGCAACAATATTAATATAACCACGGTTAGATTCCATATCCCACAGAAGAGTATAATTATTCTTTAATGTGGAATACTGTGGAACAATTTGCTTAAGAGGTCCTTTCTTTGATTTTTTAACGGACAAGTAGTCACGCGGCGGTTCGATTCCATTGGTTGCATTTGACACAACGGAACTGCTTTCCGATGGCATTTGTGCAGACAATGTTGAGTGCCGTAACCCGTAGGTGGTGATAGATGTCCGAAGAGATTCCCAATCATAATTGTACTCTGGTTCTACTAATTCATCTACGTCACTCTTATATGTATCTATTGGGAGAATTCCATCGGAATATTTAGTATGAGAGAACCCATTACAAGCACCCTTTTCTTTTGCAACCTGGTTAGAAGACTTTAAAAGATAATATTGAAACGCTTCTGTGAGTTTGTGGACCTCCCCTAGAGCTGCATTATCGTTATACTTATATCCTTGTTTAGCAAGGTAATGAGCAAGACCAATAAAACCAACTCCAAGTGAACGACGATTCTTTGTACTTCTTTCAGCAGCAGGTACAGGATAGTCTTGATAGTCAATCAGTTCTTCCAGACCACGTACAGACAAATCACATAGTTCTTCCATCTCCTCTAAGTTACGAAGTTTTCCTACGTTAACAGCAGACAAGATACACAAAGCAATCTCTCCACCAGCATCATCAATATGATTAATAGGATCTGTTGGTAGAGTAATTTCTTGACATAGATTACTCATGTTCACCTTATCCTTGAAGGATGAGTGTTCATTACAATGGTCGATGTTCATGATATACAAACGACCAGTCTCTGCCCTCTCTTTGAGAATACTTAAAAAGAGTTCCTGTGCCCCGATAGTTTTTCTTGGAACAGACTGATCTGATTCATAGTCCACATAGCGAGCGTCAAATGCATCAGTACCAAAAGCATCATAGAGACCTGGTACGTCATGCGGTGAGAAGAGGCTAATCTCTTCATTCTTAATGAAACGTTC